TGCGATCGAGCAGCGCCCACGGCGGCCCATGCGTGATGTAGGTGTCCAGCATGACGACGATGTCGGGATCGAGGTCATAAGTGGCTTGGCCCTCGAGCAGCGGGATCGTGATCTTGTCCACCTGCCAGAGATTGACGCCCTTCAGGCTCCAGTCGCCCAGCAACAGGTTGGCGGCGATGCTGGCGTCAGCCATGTGCTCTTGAAGGATGGCGGTGCGGCGCACGCCGCACAGGCCGTAGGAATAGAGAACCAGCTCGCCGACACTCGGCGCGTAGCTATAGGTTCCGCTTGTCCCGCCGAGTGCTGTTGGCATTACGCGCTCCTTTGATCGATTGCGTCGCCTCGATCATACTCGCGGCGTCTCCAGCCATCAAACTTCCGAACCCAGCAGTGCCGCCCAGCCCTTTCAAACTTGCCAGACCGGGCGACGAAGCCAGCTTGTGGTGACCGTTCGAGAGCCCTTGGTTGGCCATCAGTAATTTCCGCTGTCAGGTTGCTTGAAGGTGGCGGTGACCGAACCGGTGCCGCTGTTCAGCAACACGCGAGCGAACATCGGCGGAAATGCATAGTTTCCCTGCAACGACGTCGTCGCGCCGACCAGCGTGGCGTCAGGATGCGGAAGCCACGTCACATTGGCTGGGAGAACCGGATCCGTCGGACTGTTCGGATCATCGAGCGTCTGCTGAATTGTCCAGTTGACCGTGCCATTGGCGGTCACCTGAATCGCGACGCCATTGGCGTTCCAGTCATCAAAGCGCACCCATGTCGATGAAGTGATCGCCGGGCTGGCGTTGGTGCCGACCGTCAGGCCCGCCACACTCGCCGCCGAGCTGGTGATCGAGGTGACCGTCTTGTAGTTTTTGGTGCTGACCACCGTGGCGATGTTGCCGCCAACGATGGCTTCGCTTTGCACGGCTCCGAAGAAATCGGTGCCGGTGATCGTGAAAGTGGTGTTGGAGTTGTTGCCGGTGGAGGCAAAAGCGATCTGGCGCGCCTGATCGAGGACGGCGACGCCATTGACGACTTTGGAGCCGTTCAACAGCAGCGGGCCCGCCGGTGGCGTCTGCGACAGGCAAATGCCGTTCGTGACAAGCGCGGCGAGGGGCGCGGCGGTAACTACAATCGGACGACCCATGATGCGCTCCTAAAGAAGTTCAGGGGCCTTTCGGCCCCTGTTTTTAGACCGGATCTGGTCAATCCATCGTGGTCTTTTGCAGCTTCCTGCCCGGCGCTGCGGTGCCAGCTCGAGCCGAAGAGAACGGGCTGTCTTCACAGGAGCCGCCGCTCTTGCGCGCGGCGCGACCGCCGTGGGCGCGCGCTGAAGCCCCGACCGGACCGCCGACCTGCTTCTTGACCTTCCCGCCCTTCTTGGCGTGAAATTCATCGGCTTCCTCGTGCACTTCGTCTTCCTTCTCGGAGTGCTTCATCTCTTTGTTTTTGACGTCTTTAGCTTCGACTTTGTCGCCCTTGGTGGGGCCGCCGAACTTGCGCGCAGTTGCTTTCATGACAGGGCACCCCTTAGCTCGATGACGTGGTCTGGACATAGTGGACGGAGACCAGCGCCGCGCCCGCGTTGCCCGCGCCGACATTGACGACGCGAATGAAAATCGGCCCAGTGACCGGCGCAGGAACGCCCGCCGCCGTGTAGCCGCGCTGGGCGGCGACGTTGGCGGCGCTCTGCGTCATGGCCGGGAACGGAGCCGCCGCCTTCAGATCGGTCGCGCCGACATATTGCGCGCCGCCAGCCACGTTGCCAATGGTGAGCGTCGAGGAGGTGGCGCTATTCCACGCCGTGAACGTGGCGACTTCGAACCCCATGATCACGGAGCCCGCCGGAATATTGAGCACAGTGTCGGTAGTGCCAGCGCCAGTATTAAGGATCACAGTGTCCTGATAGGACTCGATGAACCCTTTATTTGGGCCGCCGACCTGACCTTGATCGAGGTCGCCTGTGATGACCGGCCCAGTGAAGTGTGTCGCACCCATGTGCTTTTTCCTTCTGTGCCAGTATTACGAGGTCGGGAAGTTGCCGTAGATCGCCCGCCAGTTGTAGTAGCCGAACGAATAACGCTCGTATCCTTTCACCAGCAAGTTATCGGTCACGAAATCGACTTGCATATCGGTTTCGAACTTAATTCTCTCCATGAATGACAGACCGTCAATATTGGTGAGAAGGAACCAAGCGAAAGCAGACGTCAAGAAGTCGTTGACGATATAGCCTTCGGGCAGTCCCCCCGAAGTGGTCAATATTGCGTTGACGTCGTTGTCTGCTGTTCCGGGCCGCAGCTCGGTTTTGGTCAGGCGGATGGCCACCGGCTCCAGCTGGGGCGGCACGATCAGTTTGCGAGCGCGCGCAAACACCTTCAAGCCCGCCTGATCCTTGAAGTTCGTGCGAGTTGCGATCATGCTGTTGAGCAGGGTGGATTCACTCAGATCGACTTGCACCGCTGGCATGTTGCCAACCGTCGCGCCGTCGATCGGATGCGCCACGGCACAGAGCGCCTGACCGTCTCCGCCGATGTTGGCGTTGTAGGTCGTCGCCGTGTTCAGGATGTTCGCGCCGTAGATTTCCTTGGTTTGCTGAAATGACTCGATCAGGCCGAGGTTCGACGGATGGAACTGGGTCTTGTAGAGGTTGTCGTCGATGGCCTTGCGGGTCATCGCATAGCCGAGACCGATTTCGGTGTGCTCCTGATTGTAGACGTAGCGTTCGCCAGCGCCGTTGTCGAAGGAGGTCTGGCCGCCTTCAGTCTTCAGCTGGGCGAGGCCGAGATACCGCATTTCAGCGGTGCGCTCGAGCGCCAGCTTGGAGGTGTGTTTCGTGAAGACCTTGTCGTATTGCGACGGGATCATCTCGTATTTGCCCTCAACACCGCGCAAGCCCGGAAGCAGAAGGTCTTTGATGGCGCTGAGATTGACGGCCATTTTGGTTCACTCCAATTAAAGCGCCAAAAACCGCCCCTTGCGAGGCGGTTTGGCCGTTGATTACACGCCGGTGAAGTTGCGAGTGTTGACGGTGTTGAACGCCACCACGGCCCAGTCGTAGGGCTGACCATTGCTGAGCGTGCCCTGCGCGCCGGGCGGATCGTTGATGATCGCCACGATCCTGAAGGGGTTGTTGGCCACGTTCAGGTTGCCTGCGGTCATGTCGAGAGTGTAAGCGGAAATGCCGTTGAAGGCGTTGCCCGCGGCGAAAATGAAGCCGACCGTGGCGTTGACATCGACCAGCGCCGCGCCGGTGGCGTCGGACTGGGCGACGAACTGGGCGTTCGGATCGTTGACGACATAGCCTCTGGCGGAACCGGCCACAGCATCGCTGCCCGGCCAGTAGTTCGACCAGACGACACGTTTCTGCGCGATGGAGAGATATTTGCAGCCCTGAAAGATGCCAGCGATGCCGAGGACGGCGGGCGTGTTGCCCGAAGATGCGGTCGGAGCGGCGATCGAACCGTCGGCCTGCGCGACGACGGGGTCGCCGAAATAGATCGCAGGCGCGGTAACGGTGATCGCGTACTCGACCTGCTCATAGGTCGGGGCCGAGCCGTTACCCCTGAAGTGGCGGAATCCGAAGGGAGCGTTGATGTTCGGCATAGCGCGCAAACCTCTGCTAGGAGGCTCGTCATCGCGCACCGGGGCGAATAGGAGACCGGGAGTTGTTGAACCACCCCCGAGGGCGGCGTATTCGCGTATTTACTGCCGAATGAACCCCGCCGTCAAGCGGGGTTTGTAAAAACTATCCTTCAGGGACCGGCATGGGCACGTAGCCCTTCTTGACGCTGGTCATTGAATCGCCCTTGTTGCTGCGGTCGAACTGCCCGGGAGGCGCAGCAGTGATCTGCTCTTCCTTGTTGCGAACCTGCTTGCGGGCCTTGTCGCGCTCGGCACGCTCGGCCTGCCGGGTCAGCTCCAGCGGACGCTCCATCAGGATCATGCCCTTGCGGGTGATGAAGGTGTCTTTGGAGCCATCGGGCATGAAATGCGGATGGCGACGGGTTTTCACCGGCTCCCAGCCAGCGCGCGCCAGCTGCACCTGATAGGCCGGGTCTTCCTTGCCAAGCAACACGTGACGCTTCCACTGGTAATCCCAGCCCGGCGGAATGTCGGACGGCGCGATGTAAAATTCGTCGGTGCCTGCGTCAAGAATTTCATCGCCAAAGTGACCGCGTAATACGGCCATACGGTCTGCAGCGCGCTTGAGGTGGTCCTCAAAGCTTTCGCGCATCGGCTCGCGCTCAAATTCAGGAGCGCCCAGCCCGGGGATCTTGGAGGCGGCCATCAGTGAATCCTTCCTTGGCCAATGCGGCCCGCTTTGATCATGTCTTCCTTCGCCTGCGCGTATTCCTGCTCAGTCTGGCCGGAAATTTCAGCAGCTTCGCGCTCGGCAGGCGTCAGGCGCATACTGCGAGTGTTGACGCTGCCGCGGCTGACTGGAGCTGCTGGCGGAGCCGCGGCGCGCGCCGGAACCGCTTTGGCGGCGGCAGCCATCGGATCATCATCGTCATCATCGTCATTTTCTTCGACGTTCGTGACAGGCTTCTTGTTGTAGATCGTCTGCTCGACCGTGTGAAAATATTCGTCGGAATCCGGCTCGATGTCATTGGCGACCGCCAGATTGTGGGCGGCGATCATCTTGGCATAGAGTTTCTGGTCTCGAGCACATTCGGGATGGGCTCGAACCCATGCGGCGGAGCGCGGCGTCAGCTGGCTGGCCAGCGCCTCCACCGGATCCTGCGACATGGTGCGGATCGGTTGCGGCGCTTGCGGCTTCGGCTGCGCCTCCATGGCGGCCTTGCCGTTCTCCAGCTGCAGTTGTCTGGCGGCTTCGTCAGCCAGCTGGTCATCCAGCACGGCGACGGCGTCCCAGTCGCCTGCCGCCGCGGCCTGCGCCTTGGCGTTGCGGATCAGCGTGCGCTGTTCCTTGACGCGCTCGATCGCCGAGGTGACCAGCTGCAGCTGGCTGTCGGCCACTTCGTTCTGCGAGCTGTGCGCAGCCTGCGCCAGCTCGTTGGCGCGCTTCTCGGCGTCGGCGCGCGCCGCCTGCTCGCGGGCGAGCTGCGCCTTCAGTTCGGCGATCGGATCCGGCGTTTGCTGTTCAGCCCTGTCAACCGGCGGTGTCCAGTCTGGGTCGATGTTGGGGTCTTTGGCCATGGGATTCACCAGATCAGGTCAGGCGAGCTGACGCGCCCTTTGATGGAGGTATCGACGAGAAAGCGGCAGTAGACGCCATTGATGCCGGTGGCCCAGCCGTCGGAGGGGCGAAAGATGACCCAGTCCTCTACATTGACGTCTTCGAAATTCCAGCCGCCGGTGCTGACAAAAGCCTGCGCCCCTTTCTTGATCACGAGGCCGACTTTGGATTGGTATTGATCTTCATCTCGCGTCTGGCCGGGCAGGAAGATGCCGGACTTGGTCTTTTCAGGACGCTGGTAGACCGCAACCAGCACGTGGTTGGTGAACAGCTCGATGCCCGAAATGTCGCCCAATTCTTTCAGGAGCTTCAAACGAGGCTCCAATTCATGCTCCATCTGGGCATAAGCCATCAGCGGCCTCTTTCACGTTCTTCGATAATGCGTTCGGCCTCGTCGAGTATTTCGATGGCCTCATACAGGCCCCTCACTTGACCGACCAGCTCGCGGTACGCCTCAAAGGTGGGCACGCCGCCGCCAAACGCCATATTGTCTTTCAAAGCATCGACCCGTATG